CCGGACAACAAGGAAGCCTGGGGGTAACTGGTCCAACCGGACAGCAAGGAAATCTGGGGGTAACTGGTCCAACCGGACAGCAAGGAACCCTCGGGGTAACCGGTCCAACCGGACAGCAAGGAACCCTCGGGGTAACCGGTCCAACCGGACAGCAAGGAACCCTCGGGGTAACCGGTCCAACCGGACCTCGTGGAGAGTCGGAGGATGGGGGAAAAACTGGACCGACCGGTCCAACTGGTACAGGAGGTCTTATTGGATATGCCGAATATATACATACCACAGAAACCCCCAATAACTCAATTTCGCCAGGAACTGCATTTACTATATATACAGAAGTTTACAATAGTATTCCATCAACAATCGTCGCAAGTCCAGGTGCTGGTGGAACAATATTTACATTAGCAAGAGGAACATATATTATTGATTATGAAACCAGTTTATCCGCAGCGGGTTCATTGGCAATATATACTGGTCCAACTGCATCAGCATTGACAATAGATACAAATACTATTTCTGGTTCATTTCGGTCAAATACATGGATACATGGTAGGGCAATTGAAACCGTTTTATATTCATTAGTTATAGCAATTTCTTCCGTGGATGGTGATGCTGATGTAGCAACCGCTGGTAATTCTACGTCTTATATGATACGCATAATTATACTAAAAATAGCATAAATATACAAAATTATTGGGCTTGATCTTTATAAATATATTTGAAAGTACTGGTAGTCGCAAATCCATTGAATGAACTGGCAGCGGAAATTGTATATGCTCCAAAATTCTCCACAAACAATACTTCACCTATTGCTAATTCAGGTAACATGATTTCGTCACTGATTAAATCTATACCATCACAAGTAAAACCGTATGCCCGAGATTTCTTTAATCCTTCAGTCCGTTCATTAAATGGTAACAATACCGGCTGGAAATGGTCGTTTTTTATACAATTAAAACTACCATAGGTACTTTCATTCAAATAATATACGATGATTTTCTCGCCAGTTTCATCATCATAAATATTCTTTTTACCAATTACGTTTAAAACCAGTGTATATGATTTTTCAACAAAATACCGCCCGATTTCACTAATAAATTCTATTTTATTTTCTTCTATTTCATTGCTGAAAAAATCTTGTAATCCATCATTAACCCGTTTGGCAGCATCTTCAAAACGGATATTATTGATATTACTAAACCCGCCGCCAATATCAATCATATTTATTTCTATTCCCATTTGACCTGCTATATCAGTTGCTTTTCTACAATCATGTAAAGCATTATAAAAACTATCAACTGACGTACAACCACTGCCTACATGAAAACTGAACCCAATAATATTCAATTTCAATGTTTTGGCAATTCGCAATAATTCTTCTACCTGATTTAATTTACAACCGAATTTTTTAGAAAAACGACATTTACTGCTGCTATCATCGACGGCTAAACGTAAGACCAATTTCGCATAAGGATGATATAATTTGATTTTATATAATTCTTCTTCACTATCAAATGTCATTAAATCTACATCATTGATACGCGCATATTTGATTTGACTAATCAATTTAATCGGATTGGCAAAAATAATACGGGAAGGGTCATTCGTAATATCTATGACACTGCGTATCTCAGATTGTGATGCGCAATCAAAATTCACACCGAGAGTAGATAAAGCCTCTAATATGACTGGGTTAGGATTACACTTCACCGCATAGTATAATTTTACTTGTGGCAATAAACGTATCCAATTGTTATATGCGTTTACAATTTCGCCCAAATCAATTATATAAAAGGCTTCTTCACTCTGATTTTCCTGTAAAAAATCATTAATGATACTATAATTATCTACTTCTGAACCATATAATGTGACATCGTATTTTTGTAAAAACCCATTATCTAATGTTTTGGATGCTTGTATGTTCGCGATAGGACGATGTTCGGGTTCTGCATTTGCTTCAAACTCTGCCATAATAATAAATTATATAAATAACTTTTTATTATGTTTTATTTTATGTTATATTTTGTATATATTATAATATCAATACATCATCTATACCAAAGAAGTACTTACATATTTTGGGTCATAGGATATCATACACATATCTACTCCAGTTTCTAACCATATATATCCATCTAATCCCCAATCCGTTCCCCAACTATTTCGTACAATCCAATATCCTTCATCGGTATTTACTCCAACTGCTTGGACGCAGTGATCCACATCCGTATCACACGAGGTAATTATACCCGAAACATAAGAAGACCAGGTAGATGCGGCAACACATACCGATAATGGTCCAGTTGATAACGTATAGGCGATCATATCCTCCTCATCTTTCACTGAATAATATTCATTCACAGTAACCACATATTTTGATGTATCTGAATTACATTCGCCAGTCACATCATAATATGACGTATAAGGATAATCACTATCCGTTTCAATACCACCCGCATTCTTCACATATTCAAATGCAGTATCGGTATTTCCACCTTCACAACCATAATCTACATTATCACACTGTACGATTTGTTCGGGAGATAATACGTCATCAACTGTCAATAATCCTGTTCGGATACTATCGCTTTCAATTTGTTCGGTTGCTGAAAACGCCCAACACGAACCACAATAACCTTGGTCTTTTACCGCAGTGGTATATATATTCGCCCAATTTACAACTGTACGATTTACTGCGTCGGTATCAACTTCTTTCACAATAGCATTTGTATTATAGGTGGGTCTATATCCTAAAAATCCTTTTTTAAATTCGTCTTCGGTTAAATCTGCGAATTTGGTAATTCCGTGGAGCGATTTTCCACTACCATAAACAAATTCATCTTCATTTCGTTTATCAATAATCGTTAAAAAATTCTTGAAATTTGTATATCGTAATGTTTCTTCTTCTTCTGTTTCATAGCTTCGGGAAAAATTGGTTTTATATTGTTTAAATAAGTCAATGGTAGAATATTCGTCTAATTCGCCATATTTCATTGGTATTTTCACATAAGTTTCATATAATTCGCTATTCATCACAGGTGTTTCATTCAAATAATTGGTACTATATGTCAATAATCCTAATGCAGCTAATGAAGAAAAAATAAAAAGAACATAACGATTTTTATAAATAAAAGAGTGCTTTTCGCGGAATATAGGTGATTTTATAATATTACTGGTTTCATCTTTTTGATAATACATTTATCTTTACTTATATAATAAAGATAAATAACTTTAAACCCTTTTGTTTTTCTTATTTTGTTAAAGCTGTATTTATTTTGCCAATAGTTTCAATCGTAATATTATAACAAATACGCAATTGAGTTTGATATTTTATTAGTTTATTTGATAACATTTTTTCTTTTTTGCCAGTAAAATCTTTGGATACTATTGCTTTTGTTTGAACTACTGTTTTTTTCAATTTAATTATAAAATACTTGAGTAATTTTGTTGCGGTTTTATACAATACTACTACATTTTCACGAGAAGGTATACGGTTTATAGTAAGGTCGTTCGCTAATAATAAGTTACTAATATAATTCATCTTTTTAGTCAAATCAACTATTTGGTTTACATCTTTTGTTATAGCGTTAACATTCATTTCAGTTTTTTTAGATTGTTTATGTTGTTCTGATATAGCCTTTATCGCTTTTTTTTTACTTGCCTCTTGTAAAAAATCAAACATATTAGATTCATTTATTTCTTCTTTGGCTAACTCTAATATATTAGGATTGTTATTCGCCATTCTATGTTTATATAATATAATATTTTTCTCTAAACCATAAATTTTACTCTAAATTCCTGCGGTGTCATAATTGGTATATGATTATCAGTAGCATATTTGGTTTTATTTGATACATCATCATGAGTTTTCACAATCAATACAAATGTATCTTTTTTAATATTATCTTCTAATGTAGCGCCGACTTTTGTCAAATGTTCTATAATTTCTTTGTCTCTTACTTTCGTCATAACAATTTTTTTACCAAATAATGGATTGGATATATCTATTTTTACTTGTTCGCCTACTATATTCGTTGCTTGTGTATTAGACGCATTCTTCATACTTAATTTTCCTTCCAATTCGCATTCTTTCAAAAAAGCCATAAATCCTGGAATATTGCTGACAAAACTTTTGGCGTTTTCTGGTCCAATTCCTTCAATTTCTTTCAACATTTTTATTTTGTCTTCGTCGCTTTCTCCGCGAATTAATATATCAGGGTATTTCTCTAAGATTGGTTTTATTTTACGTTCACCTAATCCGCGACCTAATAAATTAGAAGCGACCATGATATCTAATAAAGATGCTTTGGTGACTTTGTCATGAATGCCATTGAATACCTTTTCAATCATTTTTTCTTTAAATCCTTCTACGGTTTTAAAATCGGTCTTTGTCATTTTTAATATCTTGGAAATTGTGTCAAACCCTGCAGTCATGATTCGTTTTACATTTCCGCTGGATAAACCGTCTACTTCTAACTCGACAAAGAAAGCAGTTATATTTTTTTCACGAACGGTGATATCATCGCCTACATTTTCTAATATAATATCTACTCGGGTACTCGTCCATTTATATGGGACCAATGGCATTTTTGGTTGTTCGGCTGGCATAGTTACTGATTTTATATGTGGTATGACATCTCCACTACGAATAATTTGGATAAGCGCTCCTATACCGATTTTATTATCTTCTATAAATTTGCCATTGAAACCAGTAGCATATTCAATGGTTACACCACCTAATTTTATAGGTTCAATACGCACTCTGGGTTTTAAATATCCATCTTTACTTGCCGACCATATAACATCTACGACTTTGGCTTCCGCCATTTGTTCGGATAATACCATTTTAAACGCAAACGCATGATCGGGATTTCCTGACTGTCGGGGATAAATATTATCGTCACTTACTATGATACCATCAATTTCGTATTCATAATTACCTCGCCATTCAATTAAAATGGAAGATAAAACATCATTCGATATTTCAGGGATTGTTTTACTTCTAACCACCTCATGTTTAAGTTCTACTAATTGCGACATTTGAGCGCTTGGTTTCAGAATTGGTCTAATGACTTCATATGTTACAAAATGTAAATCTTTGGATTTACTATCCATTGTTTTTGCGTTAATAATGCCAGATACCAAATTTCGGGGATTTGCAAAATCATTCTTATATTTTTCATCAAATACTTTTTTGGGTATAATAAATTCGCCTCTTACAACAATACCTCGTTCTTTTGGTAAATCAAATACTTTCAATAAATGGCTTATATCTTGTCCGACTGTGCCATCGCCACGAGTATATAATTTGGGGGTGTCTCCTTCAGTGGTATATAAGCCACTTACACCGTCTAATTTACAGGATATTACATACGGACCTTTATATTTTTTCATCCAACTAACCACTGCGTTTGTATCGGGTTTTATTTTATCCATAGATGCCATTTCATACGGTAATTTCACTTTATTTTTTATAATAGGTGCACCAATCTCTGACAACACCTCATTTTTTGGGAATTTTCTTTCCAAATATTCTTTTACGATATCATATTCGTTGTCAGTCAGCAAAGATGTTTTTGTATTATAATAATAATCATTGGCAACTTTTACCATATCCGCTAATTGTTTTTCGGTTAAGGATTCCAAATAAGCAAATCCCTTTGTCTTAAATTCTTCAAATGGTTTTTTCTCATCGGTTTTTGACATTTCTATTTTTATGGGTGTATTCTCTATTATTACCTCTTTATGTTTAGATTGTTTTGTGTTTTATTTTTTTTCTCTTTGGGTGGTTTTGGTTCCTTAGGTTCCTTAGGTTCTCTCTTTTTTCTGGTTTTTTCTGTCGGTTCTCTTGCCTTCTTTTCTTTAGGTACCTTAGGTTCTCGTTTCTTTTTTGTTTTTTGTGTTTCAGTTTGTGGAATTTCAGAAATAACTTCATATGGAACAACAGCTCTACCATCAGTTCTTTCATTGGGTTCTTTATATTCTAATTTCAAAAAATCAAAAATATCTTTTTCATTTTGAAAATTCATTTTTATGGGAGAACCTGGCGACGAGGTTCGGGCAATTCTATGTTCGTTTAAGGTATAACCTAATTTTAAAGCATGTCCTCTCATAACTGTATTAAATGCTTTGCTACCTGTAAAATATAAAACCGAAAAAGGGTATTCTTCGGGTGATGTATATAAAAAATCTACACGTCGGGCATGTTTACTGTTCTCTATTTTTGTGATCACTAAACATTTGGATTTTCCGCGAGAGAGAACCTCAATGATAATTTTTTCTTGGACGAGTGCATCTATAAATCGTATAAATACATCAGGATTGTTAGAAGTGATAATGACATCTATATCCCCCGAAGTTTTCGCACCTCTTCTATAACTTCCTACAATTTCATATTGAGAACCTTCTTCAGCGAGTTCTTTGAATTTCGTAGCAAATAATTCATTATATTCATCTATTTCGCTACGAGGTATTCTTTCCAAAATATCTTCAAAATATTTTAATCCAACCTTTTGTATCTCATTGAGAACCTCTTCTTGTTGTTCTCGCAATGTTTCAATCGTTGTAATTCCTTTGTCTACTAATTCTTTGGCTTTTTTGGGACCAATACCATAGACTTCGGTTAATATATTCATTGGATTTGCCTTTTCCCTTTCTAATAATGTTAAAGTCCCGGTTCTCAAATATTCTTTCATTTTTTCCATAATCGTAGGTCCAATGCCAGGTTTTCCTTGCAATTGTGATAAATCAGTGATTTCTTCATTTACACCTAATAAAGTTTCTTCGGCTTTTTGGTATGCCCTTGCTTTCATCGGTTCTCCTGTTTTATTCATAATAATAGCTAATTTATTCATGATATTTGCCAAATCAGTAGTATCTATTTTTTTAGGTGTTTCTTCTAAATTCATATAATTTACTATATGATATGAATTTATATTTTTATCGTATTTTCAAAACCCAGGTTCTCCGGTAAATACTTGGGTGGCTGCGGTATTTAATGTTTTGGTTTCAGTAATTATATTAAAAAAATCAGTGATTGTATTATCCATATGAAAGGTAAAATAACCTACCAACATAGAACACAACATCACAATCATTCCATCACGAACCATAAATTTCAAAGGTTTCAAATCTTTTTCTAAATATTTCATTTCCATAAATTTCGCCACACAAAATAAAACGGTAATCAGAATGGAAAGTAAAAATACTTTTTCCATTATATACAAAATAATAAAACAATTAAAATAAAATAGTAACGAATTCGTTTTATAATGAATCTAACACTTCTACATCATCTAACACAAAATCCTGGGTTACATAATTCGATTTGTCATTATCTAATTCATCAAACCCAGTCAAATCAATGGTATCGGTATGTATTTTAATACGGTCTTCGTCCTCATCATCATCCTCCATTTCTTCTAATTTGCGTTGTAATGCTCGGGATGTACTAATTTCTTCTAATCTATCGATTGTTTTTGGTGCACTGACTTTGTTTATATTATTATATTCATCCATTACCGCATCCATATCATTAAATGTTAACCGAGTGACGACTTGTTCGTTATCTATATTTTGTATAGCAGGAACAACCGATGGCATATCTTCTTCCTTTCTGATTGGGTCAGTGTAAGTTGGTGTATCACTGTTTTCTGTATCGTTCTGAATCATTGATTTTTCTTCAACAACTTCAGGTTCTTCTATTTTTTCTATAATAACCTCTTCTTCCTGTTCTACGGTTTCGTCCATATATGCGCGAATAATGGCTTCCGTTGGTATACTTTCGCGAATAGCATTTAAAATGCATTCTTGTACGATGGTTTCTAATTCACGATTATTTTTTTGCATTTGTAATGGCGTAATATGTGTTTCAAATAAATAAACATTGGTATATGCTTTACGAGCCACATTGATATAGACTTTATGTATAAAATGGTCTAATTTCGGAATAGAAATATCTATCTTCTTCTGTTTATTACCTACTCGAATACAGGTTAATACTTTCAGTTGGATAATATGTACACAGGTAATTAAATCTTCCAAATAGTTACATCCACTTCGTTCCAAAATGCGTTTGCGTTCTTCTTCAATAATAACGGAATTCCATTTTGGTATTCTGGCTAATAAATTCTGAAACGTCATCAAATATTTATTGGCTTCGTCATTTTCTAAACATAATTTCCACGATTCATTAAAAATAGAACGAATACCTTCTATTACCAATGGTGTCATTATGCTGACTAATCGAGCACACCATTCATTGCGTGATTCGTGTAAATTGGAAATTACAAAATCGTCCATTGTAATACAAAATAACATTGATATTATTTTATATTATTTTTCACACATAATAATAAATAAATTTTACAGCAACATATTAAAAATATATAGAAATAATAATTTTTCGCATCTATATTCGGATTTTACTTTGTCAAACGTAATTAATATTTCCGATTTTTGAATACCATTTATAAATTCCGTGTTCTCAATCCATTTGATTACATCCAAACAAGATAATCCTTTTTCATAAAAATCTACCGCTAAATCTACCATTTTAATATGTGTCAATGATTGTTTCTTTGAAAAAAAGGGCTCTAAATGTTTATTGATATATATTTGGTTCTCCATATCTATCGCATCTCTGAAATTCATGTGTTTTTTCATATTTAATTGATGTAAATTGACGATTTTACCATCTACAATATGTTCGGGAACATATATTTCACAAAAACGAGATAAAATGGGATTCAATAATTTTTCCTTGTTCTCCACGATGATAAAGAAACGAGTATTTGAACTAAACAATTCAATACATCGACGTAACGCACTCTGAGCGTCTATGGTTAAATTATCCGCATTTAATAATACGATCGTTTTGAATAGAACACCACTATTCGATTGTATATTTGTTTTCGCAAAAAATTTCAATTCTTCACGTATAAATTTAATACCTTTGCCGTGGGCGCAATTGACAATCATGACATTCGTTTTAATCATTCTATTATCATTTTGATAAATTTTCTTTAAAAAATTATCTACGATGGTTCTCTTACCCGTTCCATAAGAACCATGAAATATAATATTCGGTATTTTATTCTTTTCATAAAAATAATTTAATTTTTTATATATATTTTCATGAATTTTATTATCCATATTGAGAACCTTTTATGATTTTACTTTTATAATATAATCGGTATTATTTTATATAATTTTACGAATAAACACTATTTCTCGATTTTCCAAAATCTATACTTTGGTAATTACGAGTTGTTTCGTAAAAACATATCTATCATGATGCATTGTTTTCCGTCTCAAATTACACGATAAACACGCAATGACTACATTATCCGAATTATGTCCGAAATGATTATCTAATCTATCCAGCGTCCATTGTTTCGGTTCTCTCACATATTCATAGAGAACCTCAACTTTTTCTTTACAATAAAAACAATTATTTTCACATTTTAACAATAGGTCTAAAACGTCTGCGAACTTCACGAATTTTTCGGGACATAATAACTTTTTATCAATATCTTGGGCGTGATATCCATAAATTTTATGATTTATCTGTTTTATAATAAATTGGCAATGTTCTCTATGTATGATTTCGTTTTTATAAATTTCATTTAATAATTTCCATTGGTTCTCAAAGAAAAGATCGGTTTCCGTAAACGTCCATTTTTTGGTAGTGGTGACTTGTCGTTTTTGTTTTTCTTTGGTAGTTTTTATTGTTTTTTCTTTTTTTTCTTTTTTAGGTTCTAATGGAAGTATTGAAATCATTTTTGTTGTAGTATCCATGTTATTATTATGTATATTATATACTTTTTATTTCCAACTCCGTATAAATATTATACTAAATGAGTTATAGATATTGAATGAATAGAAGTTTGTGAAACAAACCATCCAAATGATTACAAAATTATCTGAATGGATAAAACAAAATTGAAATTGTAACACCGAATAGAAATTAAATATATTTAAATGAAAAGAAGATAAACATTATTTTACATATAATATATTAAAGACAAGTGGTATTATAAATGTTTACACAAAATAATATTCAATCAGAACAAAAAACAGAAGAAAAGAATGATGGCGCAGATGAATTAAAACAAAGTAAATATAAAAATATAATTAATTTGTTTCCTGGTTCAATTGAAACGAATGAAATGAATTATTCAACCATAGATAGTTTATTAGAAAAGGAAAAACTGCATAATAAAACCGAAACATGGAATAAATTAGATAAGACAGTAAAAATACAAAAAATGCACATATTTGCTGAAAAATATGGAAAAGAAAATAATTTACCAGTCAAAGATATCAAATCATTAAAATCCTTCTTCATTGATTGTTTGGAAAAAAATAAACTGCAAAAAACAAAAGAAGTGAATTATGATAAAGAAAAACGGGAAATTATAAGTATTCCGTCCTTATTTTTCAATACGACTTCACGTAATTATACACTGAAAATCGTAGATAACAAACGTATTTCTACTTTAAAATCATTAACACCTAAACGCTCAACTCCTACTATACATGAAGCAATTGAAAAATAATCGTTCTACAACATACCCGATAAATAATGTATAAAATATACATTATTTATACTATTTTTTATTCACTTCCAAAAAATCCGCCTTTTCCTATTTTAAAATCACTTAATCGGGTAATAATATCATTATTTTTCTTCATTATTTCTTTTATCAAATCTTTGATCGAAATCATACCAATAAATTCGTCATTTTTATCGTCAATCACCAATAAATGGCGAATATCTTTAAACATCATTTTATTCATACAAGTCTCAAGAGTATCTTCTTTTTTAGCAATAATAATATTTGGTTCATAAGTACATACTTCTTTTACTTTGACATCTTGTGCGTTTTTATCTAATGACGCAACCTTTTTTATATAATCCCGTTCAGACAATACACCTACCACTTTATTGGAGTTATTTGTCACGGCTAAACATCCAATATTGAAAGCACTGAAACGAATCACTGCTTCTTTCACACTGCTTTCTTCATTGATCTTGAAATCTATTTTATGATAACAACTATTTTCGAAAACATTCATAGCAGATATGGTTCCTGCATGTGTTGATATAGTACGACGAGTTGATTGAAAAATGCGAGATAACATTTATATACATAAATCACGAATTTCTTTTTATATTATTTTTACATTTATTGTTGAAGTTCAAGTTGAAGTTCAACATACTATCATATTTATATTTTATGTAAAAAAGATATAAAATAAATACATTGTCTTTATATATTATGACAAAAGTAGCATTTATAACAGGTATCACCGGACAGGATGGTTCATATTTGGCTGAATTTTTATTGGAAAAAAATTATTCGGTACATGGTTTAATACGTAGGTCATCTTCTATCAATACCAATCGTATAGAACATATATTCAATCATCCTCAATTAAAATTACATTATGGCGATTTAACAGATGGAACATGTTTATTCAATATTTTATCGTCAATACGTATGAAATATTCCGAAGACATGGAAGTATTCGAAATTTATAATTTGGGAGCACAATCACATGTAAAAGTATCATTTGAAATGCCTGAATATACAGCTGATACTGACGCATTTGGTACATTAAAATTATTAGAAGCCATTTTTTCGGCTGGTTTACATAAAATGACTAGATTTTACCAAGCATCTACTAGTGAATTATATGGTTTAGTTCAAGAAGTCCCACAAAGTGAAACTACACCATTTTATCCTCGATCTCCTTATGGTGTAGCCAAATTATATGCTTTTTGGATTACTAAAAATTATAGAGAATCCTATAATTTATTTGCATGTAATGGTATTTTATTCAATCATGAGTCAGAACGTAGAGGACATAATTTTGTTACCAGAAAAATCACATTAGGATTACAAAAAATAGTAACGGATAAAACTGGAAGTGAAAAATTAACGATTGGTAATTTAGATGCATTACGTGATTGGGGTCATGCTCGTGATTACATAGAAGGAATGTGGTTAATATTACAACAAGATAAAGCAGATGATTTTGTATTAGCGACTGGTGAAATGCATAGCGTACGCGAATTTATTGAAAAAGCATTTACTCTTAGAGGGTTTGACATTGAATGGAAAGGTGAGGGCGTAGATGAAAAAGGTTATGACAAAAATACAGGAAGAGAATTGGTAGCCGTTGACCCAAAATATTTCCGTCCAGCAGAAGTAGAACAACTGTTAGGAAATCCTAATAAGGCAAACACTGTGTTGGGATGGAAACCAAAAATCGCGTTTGAGGGATTAGTGAAAATAATGGTAGATCATGATTGTCCTATTCCGGAAAAGTAAAAACAGTTGAAAAATTCATTCAGCACCATTTACGAATCTTCACTTTACCGGTTATAAATTTGGACGGAGCACTCTTGGGGTGCGGATACAAAAAATAGGGATTATTCCCTATTTTTTGTCAGGTGGCTCTCCAAACAACATTTACCAAAAATTACTTGCAATACGTTCGCCGTATTTATTACGAATACACATTCCTTTTTTATTGTACATAGCTACGGATAATTCATTTAAATAATCTAAACATTTTTTTCCATCCAGACATACAAACCCATAGATAGCATCATTATCCGCTTGTACCCATTCTAATTTTTCATTTAGTTGGAAAGTAACAATAATATCCGAAAATCCACGGAGTTTCATATGATTGTCATTGTTAGTTTCATCAAAACTCGCATAAAAACCATAATCACGTATTTTTTTTAAAGGTTCATACCATAATATTGTTTTAAAGATAATAATTTCCTTATTTTGTTTTATCTCATTTTTATAATCCGCATAATTTTTTTTAGTTTTATATAATTTGGAAAAATCTATTTTATTTACAACAGAATCGTTGATATTAGACATTGCAGTCAAATTGTTTATGGGTTAAATTATTTTTATATTTCAAAATAAATAAATCGTTCAATTTTACGTAAAATTGATTATATATATTATTAATACATGTGGTAATAATATAAAAGTAATTTTGTGATTACAATAACAAAATTTGTAAATGGATGAAGCATATGAACCAGAAACATCAACGAGTGAAACAAGTAGTACATTAAGCACATCTACGAAATCCACTGCTAGTACATATGAACCAACCTTTAATACTCCGGAATTATCGCCATCCGAATTATTAGATATTGAAGAAGAAATGTATTACTTAATGGAAGAGTATATGAAACAAGAAATCATCAATATTTCTTCTCCTAATTTCTATAAAAATTTTATAAAAGATATTACGACTGAATTTTATGCGTATTGGTTAGATTGCGGAATTTGTCATGAAGATGATTATGATGATATAGAAGATATCGTAGAACAATTATTAGAAGTATATTTTGATATTTGCCAAATACCATTACGTTCAAATTATGATACTTGTACGACGAACAATATGGATAAACCATTTGAGATAATTACGAATAAAATTAATTATTTGAATTCTATTCCACAAGCAAAACAAAAATCTATCGAATGGTATACATTTCGCTACAATTTGATTACCGCCAGTAATTTATGGAAAGTATTTGCTTCAGAAGCACAACGTAATAGTCTAATATATGATAAATGTAAACCGTTGGATGCATTCAAGTCCGAACAACACAATACACATACACAAGGTACCTTGCATTGGGGAGTGAAATATGAACCAGTTTCTATCAATATATACGAACATATGTATCAAACCAAAGTGGGCGATTTTGGTTGTATTCCACATAAAACCTATAAATTTATAGGAGCATCGCCGGATGGAATCAATATAGACCCCAATAATATTGAAAAATATGGACGTATGGTTGAAATCAAAAATATTTTCAATCGCGAAATTACGGGTGTACCAAAACAAGAATATTGGATACAAACACAAATTCAAATGGAAACTTGTGATTTGGATGAATGTGATTTTGTCGAAACGCGCATAAAAGAATTTGAAAATTCTAACGCCTTTTATGAAGATACAACACATGAATATAAAGGCGTCATTTTATATTTCGTTCATCGTATGAATATGACGAACCAAGCCAATTTATCGGTCAATGAAATGAATACACCGGTATATAAATATATGCCATTGGACGTATCTTTAACCAATAATAAAGAAGAAATTGATACGTGGATTACCCAAACAAAAGAACGTCATTCAGAAGACCTTATTTTATTCAATACGATTTATTGGTATATGGATGAATTCTCATGTGTATTAATCAAACGTAATCCGCAATGGTTTGAAAGCGCTGTGCCAAGAATAAAAGAATTGTGGGATATTGTATTAAAAGAACGCGTAGAAGGATATTCGCATCGGGCGGCTAAGAAAAAAATAAAGCCAGAAGTAGTAGTACACGCCAACCCCGATGCGACTGATACTACACACATAATAAAAAATTTACCGTTGTCAAATCATATTTGTTTAGTGAAATTATCTAGTTAAAATTGTATGTCATATTTTATTTTTTACATAAACAAAAAACAATATAAATGGTATTTATTATATTATAATAATATTCAGATATTATTATAATGTCGTCACCTATCAAAGCATCTTTTTTATCACAGGATGACGAAATGTATGTAACTAAACGAAACGGGCAAAAAGAAATCGTCTCTTTTGATAAAATATTAACACGTATTAAAAAATTAGGTGCAGAAGCCAATATTAAATTAAATTATACCTCATTGGTAATGAAGGTGATCGACCAATTATATGATGGTATTTCTACTACAAAAATAGATGAATTAAGCGCGGAACAATGTGCTTCGATGGCATCTATACATCCAGATTATAATACACTCGCAGGTAGAATTGTAGTTTCAAATCATCATAAAAATACGCATGAATCATTTGTAGAAGTAATGAGCCAATTATATGAATATCACGATAAACATAATAAACCTTCTCCATTAATATCCAAAGAATTGTATTTTATAGTAAATTCCAACGAAGATGCATTAAATGAAATATGTGATTATTCTCGTGATTATTTGATTGATTATTTTGGTTTCAAAACCTTAGAACGAGCCTATCTAATGAAATTAAATAAGGTAATCATAGAGCGCCCACAGCATATGTGGCTGCGTGTAGCATTAGGAATACATGGAAATAATTTAGAAAAGGTCAGGGAAACATATGATATGATGTCTTTAAAATATTTTACACATGCTACTCCTACATTATTCAACGCTGGAACACCACACCCACAATTATCATCATGTTATTTGATTGCTATGGAGAATGATAGTATAGAAGGAATTTATAATACATTAAAAGATTGTGCTATGATTTCAAAATGGGCGGGTGGAATTGGATTACATATTCATAATGTTCGTGCGGCGGGTAGTCATATTCGTGGTACAAATGGTTTATCTAATGGAATTGTTCCCATGTTAAAAGTATTTAATAATACAGCCAAGTATGTCGATCAATGTTTACATCCTGAAACTATCATATATACTACACAAGGACCAACTCAAATACAAAATTGTAGCACAGGTGAAACAAAAATTTATAATATAAACGGCGAAAGTGAAGTGATACAAAATGTATTAGAACATTCATATAATGGCGAATTTTTAGAAATTGAAACCATGCATTCTATATTTCCTTTAAAAGTAACACCCGAACATCCAATGTACGTATTACGCAATCAACAAAAAGGGTTAAATTATAAAGTCATTCAAAACCGTTTGGAGAAAAACATTTCACAATTTGAATGGATTGATGCGAAAGAATTAGATGAAACAGATATGGTTGTATTTCCTATGCCAACCGAAGATAATGATATAAAACATATTACCGAAGACGATTGTTATGTGTATGGAATTATATTGGGAGATGGTTGTATGGATAATAATGATTCAAGTACTGGAAGAATCAGTTTACATACGATAAATAAATATCATATAAAAGAATTTATTATCAATTATTTTGAAAACAAATGTGTGAATTATAAAGTAACCGAAGATGAAAATACTACGGTGATCCGTTGGAATAGAACAATCCATTTACCATTCCGTTATAATGATTTTTATGATGAAACTAAAACCAAACGCGTGAATCATAAATGGTTGAATTTACCTATTCATAAATCTAAATTTATTTTGAAAGGGCTATTGGAAACGGACGGAACGAATGGTAAAGAATTAATGTTTGATAATACATCGTTAAATTTAATTGAATGTGTGCGTTTTATATGTATGAAAATGGGTGTTTTAACTAGCGGTTATGTTCGAGATAGAATTGGCGAATTTCATGAAACCGCCAAAGGAATCATTGAAAATAAGAAAATAAGTTATTGTTTAAGAATACCAAAAACTAAAGAAATATGTGATTTAATGGATGACGAATATAATGATAAACAGTTTTTCAAATTTTTCCGTTATAATAATTTCTTATTGTCGCGTATTCAAAGCGTTAAAAATACTACATACGAAGGAGTATTGTATGATTTACAAATGGAAAAAGAACATAATTATTTAATCCATAACGGATTAGTACATAATGGGGGCGGTAAGCGCAATGGTAGTTTCGCTATCTATTTGGAGCCATGGCACGCCGACATTGAAATGTTTTTACAAATGCGTAAAAATCACGGCGATGAAGAATTGAAAGCACGTGACCTGTTTTATGCTTTGTGGGTTCCCGATTTATTTATGGAACGCATCAAAACAGATGGAACATGGACCTTAATGTGTCCGGATGAATGCCCTGGATTATCGGATGTATATGGAGACGAATTTAAAGCATTATATACCAAATATGAAACTGCAGGAAAAGGTCGTAAAACAATGAAGGCACGTGATTTATGGTTTCAAGTATTAGACGCCCAAATGGAAACAGGTACCCCTTATTTATTATATAAAGATGCATGTAATAAAAAATCCAATCAACAGAACGTTGGTATCATTAAATCGTCAAATTTATGCGTTGCACCAGAAACTACTATTTTGACTGATAACGGACATATTGAAATTCAAACATTGGTTGGAAAGAAAGTAAATGTATGGAATGGTGAAGAATTCAGTGAGGTTGAAATATTTAAAACGGGTGAAAATCAAGAATTAATTGATGTATATACAAGCGATGGTTGTAAATTAACTTGTACCAAATATCATAAATTTTTTATTCAAAAATCAGAATCGGTTGAAATTGTACGTTCATCTCACCTTTCCATAGGCGATTCCATTATTGAATGGAAAAATATAGATGGTACAGTTCAACCTTCCGTAAAAATAGAAAAAATTATAGATAAAGGGCGTATAGATGATACTTATTGTTTTACAGAGCCAAAACGAAATGCTGGTATATTTAATGGTATTATAACATCACAATGTACCGAAATCCTGGAGTATTCTGACGAGAATGAGACTGCGGTTTGTAATTTAGCCAGTATTGCTTTGCCAACTTTTATAGACAATAATAATATGCCTCCTATATTTGACTATGAAAAATTGCACGAAATTACAAAAGTGGTTACTTATAATCTAAATCGTATTATTGATATTAATTTTTATCCTACTCCTAAAACAGAACGCAGTAATTTACGTCATCGCCCAATTGGTATAGGAGTTCAAGGATTAGCCGATGTATTTATGTTATTGAATGTGCCATTTCATAGTGAAGAAGCCAAAGTCATCAATCGTAAAATTTTTGAAACGATTTATCATGCTGCATTGGAACGTTCTATGGAAATCGCCAAAATTGAAGGACCGTATGAAACGTTTGAAGGTTCGCCTGCTAGTAAAGGTCTTTTACAATTTGATTTATGGAATATAAACCCATGTGAAAGTGAATCGCGATATGATTGGGATGGGTTAAAACAACAAATCATAAATCATGGTTTACGAAATTCATTATTGGTGGCTCCTATGCCAACTGCGTCCACTTCTCAAATATTAGGATTTAATGAATGTATTGAACCAATTACGAGTAATATTTATAATCGTCGTACATTGGCGGGCGAATTTATATTAGCCAATAAATATTTAATGAATGATTTGATTGAATTGGATTTATGGAATGAAAAAATTAAAAATAATATTATAGCAAATCATGGTAGTATCCAACATATAGAATTAATACCACAACACATTCGTGATAAATATAAAACAGTCTGGGAAATACCCATGCGTCATTTAATTGATATGGCAGCAGACAGAGGCGCATATATTTGTCAAAGTCAAAGTTTGAATTTATGGTTAGAAGATCCGAATTATTCTATGCTTACTTCTATGCATTTTTACTCATGGAGTAAAGGTTTAAAAACCGGAATTTATTATTTACGCAGAAGAGGACGACATCACGCCCAGCAATTTACGATTGAACCGGAAAAAAAGGAGACCGCCGGACAATTATATGAAGATGATGAAATATGTGAAATGTGTTCGGCATAGAACTATTCGTTATAGGTCAAATAGAAGTCATTTTCAAATAACATTTCAAACATACTAATACGTCCATCATTGAATTATGTAATCCAGTTGCTTCTTCATGAAATAAATGTTTATGTAGTTCGGATAATTTCGGCCATTTATTATACGTTTTTTTTTCTTTGGTAATTTCTTTTGTAGTTTCTGTATTGGTTGTCTGGTTACTGATTTGGACGGGTGGCGTTTCTTTTTCTACTTTTATCGCACATAATTTTATAGACGACATCATCGTACAAAAACTACGAATTCCCATATTTTGTTCGTATAATAAATTAAATATATTCATACAATACGGATATTTTCGATTGATTTCTTCTATATTTCTTTGTAAAGACACTTTTATCATGGTTTTATCAAAATCCACATTATGCCCGATAACACAAGCACATTTTGTATATTCTGTATAAAAAGCATCTAATGCTTCTACTATATCAATACCTTTTTTATCAACCATTTCACGAGTGATTCCCGTTAATTCAGTTATTTTTTCACTAATTATTATATCCGATGGAATTTTGATATAATAATCATGTTTTGATTCTATTTTTTTCAAAAGAGTATTATATAATACAAAACTCAACTGTAATATATAAGGATATTCATTCAAATACGGTTTTTCGCCATTTTTATGCATTTTCGGTAATAATCCGGTTGTTTCTACATCAAATACTAATATTCTATTTCGGTTTTCCATTTGTCTTGTTGTTATTTGAAATAATAATAATTGCAATCAGAACAAATCAATTTTATGACCGAAAAATTGATTTATTTTCTTTTTAAATAAATAAATAACAACCCATCATCGCTTACAATTATTATTAACAAACATGTCACTCGCTTCTTGGATGCAACCATATGAAGAATATATTGATCTTTCTTATTTGGCAATGAATCCTCATCCGAATGTTATTCCTTATTTGCAACAATATCCAGATATCATTGATTGGGAATATTTATCTACAAATCCAACAGCCATAGAATTATTAAAAGAAAATACCAATTGTATTAATTGGAAACAAATATGTTTAAATCCGCACCCCGAAGCAATAGAATTCGTCAAAGAACATTATAAGACATATTTAAAACGATGGACTGAAAAACGTAGACGAATTCCCTATGATTTAGTATTAAGTTGGGAAAATTTATCGCAAAACCCAAGTGCTGTCAAATTTTTAAAAAAAAATCCAGTATATACCTATTGGCATTGTCAAGAACCACCCTATGAACCAAATCAAGATGATTATGGGTACGAAAGTGAATATTTAAAAAATCTATATCCCGATAATGAAATCAATTGGGAATTTCTATCCGCCAATCCAAACGGCGTGAAATTATTAAAAAAAAATCGAGAAAAGATAGATTGGGATTGTTTATCCTGTAATATTAGTAAAAAAGCAATCAAATTATTAAAAAAAAATCCAGATAAAATCAATTGGTATTGGTTATCACAAAATCCCAGCGCGATTGAATTAATATTACAACATCGGGATATGGTAGATTGGCGACAATTATGTAAAAATCCGCATCCAGCAGCAGTAAAATTATTAGAAGAAAATTATATTGAAATTGATTGGTCGTATATGTCGGCGAACCCAAGCGCAATTTATTTATTAGAACAATATGCTTATAAAATAGATTGGCGTTGGTTATGTAAAAATCCGAATGGAGGTCAATTACTCGCTAACAATATTGAAACCCAATATGAAAAATTAGATTGGCAATGGTTATCCGAAAATCCTTGTATATTTATGGAATAGCCAGATAGAAATAAAATAGATAAAAAATATACACAAGTAACTATGTGTATATTTTTTATTTGTCGTTTATTTTTACTTCAAAAATGAAAAGGGAGTGTTTCTCCGAGGGATTCCCTGGATTCCCTGGATTTATATAAATATTACGTAAACTTTTATGCCCTACCCTTTTAAAAATTCTCAAAAAGAAACGCTGGAGGTTTTTGAAATTGGACATTTTAAAAATGTCCGAAAATGAAAAGGTGGACCAAAATGTTTACAAAAAAGTCATTTTACTCGGGGATGCTTTAAAATCCAAAAAAATACGCCATTTTTTGACTGCATAAATTTTCCATTTTTTTCATTCTATTTTTAGGGGTTTTTTTCATTGACAAATCTAGGGGTTTTTGTCAATCCATGCTATAAAAAACCCCAGACTGATATTTGAAACCAATATTTTATATTATAAAATAATGCTCTGTAACAGTTTCAAAATAAAATTATTTAGATTGTAATTTAAAACAAAATTTATATAAGCCGGTTGACAAATTTATCAATGAAAAAAACCCCTGACGATAAAAATGATAATTTAATCAAACAAATATAAATTTATAATGCAAAATGAATATGTTTTATAATAAGAAGGGAGGGAGCGTCCGAGGGAACCGTAGGTTCCCTGGATTTATATAAATATAACGTAAACTTTTATACCCTCCCTCTTAAAAAAATCTCAAAAAGAAATGCTGGAGGTTTTTGAAATTGGACATTTTAAAAATGTCCAAAAATGAAAAGGTGGACCAAAATGTTTACAAAAAAGTCATTTTACTCGGAGATGCTTTAAATACCAATAAAATGCGTCAAAAAATGACTGCATAATTTTTCCATTTTTGCGTTTTAAATTTAGGGGTTTTTTCGGTTGATAAATATATGGGTTTTTGTCAATCTGAATTACAAAAAAACCCCAGACTGAAAAATGAAAAACCATGTTTTGAATGTAAAATGTGTTACTTCCATACAGCGAATAAAAAAGATTTTGAACGACATGAAAAAACAAAAAAACATATAAATCGATTGACAAATTTGTCAATGAAAAAAACCCCTGACGATGAAAAAATATATAAATGTAAACAATGTGACCGTACATATAAGGATTATAGTGGATTATGGCGACATATTCAGAAATGTGATATTCCATCAGTAGAAACATCCGCTAATACTGATAAAAATACAAACGATGAATTATTGTTGGAATTAATTAAACAGAATAAAGAATTACAACAAATTTTGATAGATAAAACCGATGAATTCCAAAATACTGTAATAGAACAAAATAATAAAATTATAGAATTGACAAATAAACCAACTATTATAAATAATACGAACCAGCAATTTAATCTCAATATGTTTTTAAACGAGACATGTAAAGACGCATTGAATATAATGGATGTATTAAATTCGCTACAATTAAAAGTAGAAGATTTTGAAGAAACTGGACGATTAGGTTATGTAGAAGGAATTTCACGTATTATTATTAATTGTATTAAGGACATGGATGTAGAGAAACGTCCAATGCATTGTACGGATTTTAAACGTGAAACATTGTATATAAAAGATGAAAATATATGGACCAAAGAAGGGGTTGATAAAAATAATTTCAAAAAAATAGTAAAACGTGTAGCACAATTAAATTTATGTCAATTACCGAATTGGCAAAAGAAATATCCAGAAAGTGTAAAAGTAAATACCAAAGAAAACGATGAATATGTAAAATTATCTTTGGCAGCATTAGGCAGTAGAACGAATGAAGAAGAAGAAAAATTTATGAATAAAATAATGAAAAATGTTCTCAAAGAAGTAGTATTGGATAAAAAAAATATGATAAACTAAACGGATAACATTATAAAGGGAGGGATCATAGGGTAGAATCCCTTGGATTAGGTTCCCTGGATTAGGTTCCCTGGAGAAAATTGAACTTATTATTTACAATAAATTCAATCGTATTATTTCAGCACCATGGTTCTTACACGCAGTAAATCAAAGCAAGCATACAAGTCAAGTAATGTTAATAAACCAACCAAAATGGTAACTCGTTCGCAAAGTAAAAATAATAAACGACCAAATTATATGGAATTAGATATCGATATAGATTTTGATGAAGCCAGTAAAGCTTGGAATCAAAATAAAATAAAATTAGGTAATGGATGTTATCAATACAAAAAATAAAAATCAAACCTTAATATCATATATTTCATTCGCCACCGTTTTTAATCGGGAATGAAATAACCACATGGTTTCTATGTGTTCTTTTTTTATGATATTTAATAATGGATACTCTGATAAAAATTCATTTTGCATAATTGTATTAAAATCACTACCCACAATGGTGCGTAAATAAATATCGTGTAAATATATATCGATTTCTTTATCCAAATATTCATCCAATTCTTTGGCGCATTCGTTGACATTTTCATCAGTAACAACCCGCGGTTTTCGTATAGAACGACTAGACCCTTTAATAACACCCGTAACACTATCCTCATTATTATCTTGTCTATAATTATATAATGTCTCGGGCATGATTGCGTATACGTAATCGTCATTTAAACGCCTTAAATATTCCGCAAAAAACACATCACAACATTTGTTATCTAATATATCAGGATATGGCAATAACATATGTATAAATTTTTCTAATAGTTCATATTGAACGCAATAACACCAATATTCGCGCCGTCTTTCACGATGATTTATTCCATCATCGTTCTCATAAATACCGGCAAATTTTTTATTCGGATATCCAGCAATTTCATTTAATGAATGTACCACCGTTTTCAAATACGCTTCTACACGCTCTTTATGATATGTATCATCATCATCACAAAACATCACCCATTCATGTTTCGTTTTTAATAATTCTAATAATTGCTGCATATGACGCATTTGAGGAGTTTTTTGGGTTCTCACAATAATATTTATTTTTGGATTGTGTAGATGTATATTTTCAGAAAATATAATTCCAAATTGTTCTCGTAATTCGAGAGTTTCAAATGATATGCTTACATAGATAGATATAGATAGGGTTTGCCGTAATAAAGATTCTAAACATTCTATTAAATATTTTATTCTTTTTGGATTCGAAATATGAGATGCAACAATAATACATGCGGAATTTACGTCAAATGGTTTTGACATGACTAATATAATATAATACATTTTTTCTATTTTTTTTACATAATATATGTTTTTCCCAAAAAATATAGAATAAATAGTATATAATGTATAAATGTTCTCAAAAATAAGTTTCGTAACCGCATTTATTGATATTTATAAAGATACCCCATTTGACAATAAAACCATTGAATGGCGATGTAATAAATTTCGCGACATTGCCGCTATGGGATTTCCAATAATCATTTTTGTATGTAAAAATACTCTTCCGTATATAGAGATTTTGAAAACCGAATTTGAGAACCTTTACATATTGGAAGTTCTCAATATGGAAGATACATGGGTTTATAAAAATAGTGAATCTATGAATCTTTCATTGCCATATCATAGAAATATGTCAAAAGATACTCGAGAATATATGTATGTTATCAATTCCAAAGCCGAATTTTTATATAAAGCAGTAGAAGCAAACCCATGGAATTCGACACATTTCGCATGGATAGATTTTAGTATTTCTTATATTTTTAAGGAAGAAGAGAGAACCTTTGAATATTTAAACATATTCGCCCAACGCACGATAAACGATGAAACATGTCTACTTGTTCCGGGATGTTGGCGGGAAAAAATATCACTCACGGATACGGATTCTTATATAAATAACGTAGTTTGGCGATTTTGCGGCGGATTTTTATTGGGCGATGCAAATTCTATAAAGAAATTATTTGAATTATATAGAGAACATTTTGTTGCTTTTTTGAATACACATAAAACAATCGTATGGGAAGTGAATTTTTGGGCGTGGTTAGAAGCAAACGATTTTTGGACGCCTCGATGGTATGAAGCGGACCATAATGACAGTATCATACAAATACCCGCCGATATTTGTTGTAGGAATTTATCACTATCACCAGATCTACGTACGACTACCTATGAATATCCAGCGATAGAGAACTTTGGTCCGGGTTCTGCGTCCTATGTATATTTTAAAGGAGAACATTTATTAAATACCAGATATATAAATTATAGTATTTTAGAGAATGGATGTTATGATATTAAAGACCCGAAACATATAATTATAAGTAGAAATGTGTTCTCAAAGTTGAATGGGAATTTAGAACCTATAAAATTTATAGAAATGAAAGAAATAAATATCAGATTACCCTCTAAAAATTGTTATATTTATGGATTAGAAGATATACGTTTATATTCGGTGGGTGATACGTTGAAATTTATTGCGACGAACATTAATTTTTCACCCACAGGATATAATCGTATGTTGATAGGTGAATATGATATTATCGATCATACATTTAATAATTGTATTATAGCGAAACCACCATACGAAACCCATTGTGAAAAAAATTGGATTCCTTTACTCAAAAATGGAAAAGAATATTTTATATATAAATGGTTTCCGATGGAGATTGGCACGTTAAATGCGGAAAATGAGTTAGTCATTGAAATGAGATATCCTATAAAATCGCCGTGGTTTCATAAAGTGCGTGGTTCAAGTATTTTTGTTGATAATGGAGAACATTTTGTGGGGGTCGTCCATTTTAGTGAGGAAACTACACCACGTAGATATTATCATATGTTAGTTTCGTTGGATAAGGAAACATTCAAACCTTTGAAATATAGTGAAATATTTCATTTTCAGCATTTAGGAATAGAATTTTGTATAGGATTTACAATAAAAAATGGAGAATATGTGTTTTGGATTTCACAAATGGATAGAGAACCTTTAATGATATCTATATCCATAGATAAATTGAAATTAATGTATGATTTCAAAGGTGTATAATGTGTCATGGAGGTATAGTCATTATATTGAATGGTGTAAAAGCAATATTACTGTAAAAGAGAAAAAGTAATATTACAAAAATGGCTTCAAGTTAGAATCTCTATCTTTGGTTTCTCTACAAAGGAAGGGGTCCGATGGAAAAGGGAGGGGGCGTCCGGAGGAACCGTAGGTTCACTGGATCCCACGAAAAGGTCTTTGTCCGTTTTCTACGATCAAATCTCCAGGGATAATTAAAGGTGTTTTATCCATGATATCCAATGATTTCAATTGTTTAATAGATGGTACAATTTCGGGTTGCGGAGTTTCCAAATTGGTTGAACCAATACCGCGTAAATAAGATTCAATATCACAAAAATTATTAGATAAACTTGCCGAAGCAACTTTACCAGACAATAGCCCATCGCCCGGTAAATAATTTACGCTAGGTACACCATAAGAATGATAGGTATTATAATCGACTTGTGTTTGATTCGCTTTTTTTTCAGACGCATAATCGCCAGGAGTATTTTTATTTCTGGTAGATGCCATTATATTATATATTATATATATAATATTTATGTTAGTTTCTCTTTTAACTTATTATAATATTCATTCTCTTTATGAAAGACTCCTTTTACAAAACTACCTAAACAATGATGAAATAAATACAAATAATCATATGAAAGTAATACTGCCTGTCCGATATATTTATCGGTAGAGAACATACGTCCAGCGGCTAAATCATATAATTCATTAAATAATTCATCGTCTTTGGTAAAATCATATAATTTATCCATTCCAGCAGACATAGCGTCATCATCATACATTAATTCATCTCGGGTTTCTTCATCAATCTCATCTAATGCGGGATTATAATTTATTTTCATATAAAATAGTTTCCGAAGTATATTACGATAACTTAAATTATCATGATACTGGACTTCCATATCAAAATTATAATAATCCATAATGTATTGTATCATATAGAAACATATTTATATTATTTACGAACAATATAAATAACAGTCGGACTCTTATCAACGAACATATCGTGTCATTCAGATTCTGTTGCTATTATTTTATCATATTAAAAATCATTATCGCTTACACCTCCTCATTTTCTAAGTCTGCGAGAATTACGACGACCTTTTTTGGTTTTTCTGTTATTTCCTCCTCTAAATCTTTTCGTTCTTAATCCTTTTCTTGATTTTCTATTTTTACGTTTTCCGCCTTTTTTTTCTTCATTTTCTGTTTTTGGCGAAAAATATTCTTTTGTCGATTCAACCATATTATTTAAAGTTTCTCCGAATCCTTCTTCCTTAGGTTTTTGAATTTCATTATTGATATTTAAATCTTGTATTTCTTTTAATTCAGATTTAGGTGGAATAACAGTATCTGTATTTTCTTCTTGGTTGTCTTCAAAAGGTGATCCTTCTGGTTCGGCTTCAACAGGTGCTTCTGGTTCAGCTTCAACCACTGCTTCTGGTTCGGCTTCAACCACTGCTTCTGGTTCGGCTTCAACAGGTGATTCTGGTTCGGTTTCAACAGGTGCTTCTGGTTCAGCTTCAACTGGTGATTCTGGTTCAGCTGCAACAGGTGATTCTGGCACCTCTGGTTCGACTTCGACTGGTGCTGCGCTGCTAAGATCAACGCCTTGTAATATTTCAAGTGCGTCGTCTAATTTTTTAACATCGTCTTCTTTTTTTTGTTTAATTGCTTCAACTGCTTTAATTGCGTCTTCCATGTTTTCTATATAATATTATAATATTATAATATTATGCTAAATTAAATAATTTATTTTTCCCCATAATGTCTGGTAGAACTTCCACCACGGACCCAACCATCTAATGCGGCTTCTTGTACGTTAAACGCTGGATTTTTAACTCTTTCTTCCATTTGTGAATCAGTTGGATACATGGCATAATTACTAAATGATTGTTCCATAATAGTTGAAACACTCTTTTTATCGCTAACAATTTCTCCTTGTTGCAATTGACTTTCTAATGCGGGGTCACAACTACCTCTTCCTAAATATGGAACAGTTGCAAATGGACGTTGAAATAAGGTAAGTTTCTCTAAAGGTCTTTCGGCTTCAGTTTTTAAAGTTAAAAAGGAATGAGCGTCAATCACTGAACCAGCAATGCCAGTGCCGCTTACCATTAATGTAGGATGTGAAGTAGCAAATTTGACCTGACTATCGGTGGTTTTGTCGCTAAAAAAATCAGAAAGCATATAATTGGCAAAGCGTGTATTATATAAATTTCTTTGGGTATTATCAGTAGCATCTAAACCGATGCGTCCCATATTGTTAAATGTGTATGAACTTTGTGTTGTCATCGTAATATGTTATAATATATTATAAGAATACTTTATTTTTATAAACCTCTAAATAATATTGCCCTTAATAGTTATTGTATCGCGCTAAATTACGGGCGCATGCGAATTGATTACCTTCTTTACATGAAATCATACTACCATAACAAAATTCAGCAAATGCTTGTTGGTCGTTCGGAATCGTGGTATTTGGATTACTATTAAACGGCATTAATGATTGTTCGAATACAAATTGGTCTCCTAAATCTTTAAATAATTTATCAGAAATATCCGGTTGGTCGGGGTTCGCTTGACTGACTAATTTTTTTGCTTGAGCTAAAATTTCATTATTGGTATTCTTATTGAAAGCTGGAGGAGCAGGTTTTTTATTAGGATTATAATCATAATCCGTAATTAAAACATTACTAAATGGATTACTTGAGGATGGTCCATCAAATACTTCGGGTGATATTGTTTTACCTTGGGAGTTTAAATAGGCGGTTGCAGGACTATCATAGTTCTCCATATTTTCTAAATTTAATCTTTTCGTTTCTTTTCTTTGACGACTTTGTTCTCCATAATAATGATAAATGAATATAGCAGCTAATGTAATGACTAACGATATTAAAATACTAGTACGATTCGTAACTATAAAACTAACAACAAATAAAATAATCACCAAACGGGTAATTGCATTTAATTTTTGGTTTAAAGACATTGACTCAACCGGAAAAAATTCTAAAATGTATTTACTATCAAATAAAGCATTTGGATTATCACTCCAAAATTCAATAGTATCTTTTGGTTCGGATATATTTTTTGGAATTGTAGTAGGTGGTTCAGGAGTTATATTATTTTCAGTTGAATGGTCGTTCTCCATATGTTGTTGAATTTTACTTTCTGTTTTATTGTACTCCATTTATATATATTTTATATTATATAATTACTAAATATAATATAACTAATTACCTCGCCGAAATTTAATACATTTTTCATCTACTTCTAAACTTTCGCATTTTTCGGTTTGTGGAACAATACGTAATATACATTTTGATTTTTCACCATAAAGTGGCTCCGTACAACCCTTTTCTTTTTTTTCCAATTTTTTAACGGTGGTTCGTTTTTTCATTTCCTTTATGGATTTAGTACACCGAGAACGGAAATGTTCGTATCTCTCTTTCACTTGTTCGTAAGTTAAACGTGATTTTTTACCCAACATATCATTTATTAATTCGTGTAAATCATATATATATTTCGAAAACGTAGCACGGGATTTCATATGAGACAATTTCAGTGGTAATTTCTGTAAATTTTTACAAAGATTGTTGCGGCATTTACCACAAGGCAACACGTATTTTAAAGATAATATGAAATTTCGATATCGTTCTTTCTCAGCGCATGATGGATTGACGGGATAATTAAAACTCATCGTATGTAAATAATGCCACATACTTGGACCCCAAACGCTCGTAAGCATTCCATCATTACTTTGGTAATCATTCTCAGAATAAACGCTTTGAATCGGTAAAGATAAATCAGGGGGAGTTTTCCTTAATGATTTTTTGTGTTTTCTAGTTTTATTATTGTTTGTCATATTTCGCTTAAAATAGATGGAGAAAATTAGTTTACGATAAAAAATAATTCAATTCTGTTTTATCTGGACCATTTACATGAACGAACATGGGTGAACGTTTACTATAAGTCGCTTTTCTTCCATCCCATTCAATCTTATTTACATCAATCCCTGCCGTATTTAAAAAGATTGAATTAAAATAATCTAAGGTAATTAAATCAGGACGTTTTAAAAATACATTCGTCCAATATCGTTGGTCGTCATCTACGTCATTATAATTATAACCAACCATACATTCTTGTAACGCCCAAACATAACCAATATAAAGACCACTATTTAAATAAGGAAATTCTATATTTTTATAACAGTATTCATTTGCTCTTTCTGGGTCTGGACTACATATTTTTTCGGCTCCAAAGACAATGGGTTTATTGAATTCCTTAAACCTATGTATTATTTCGTCATGATTACCGCAATATATCACATCATATGCGTCTGTAAATAATATAATATCATTAAAATCAACCGCACCATTCCAAATATAATAATAAACCTCTTTTAATTTTAATCCGAAATTTGCATTGGCTTGCCAGCCAATATAACGGTTTTCTTTTTCTGCCAAAATAGATATTTTTTCACCTTGTCTTTTAATACGTGTTTTCATAAGTTCTAATATTTGATGGGGTTTAGTCGCAATCGTAATATGGTGAAAACGGTTATCTTCTTTAAACATTCAAGAATGATTACACTATAGAATATATTATAGAATAATATTTAGTTAGTTTAAAGTTATATTATATTTTATAATAATAATATATAATAAAAATGGCATCTTTTTATGAAGTAGTAAATAGAATTCTTAGACCATACTATACCTATATTTTAATTACCGTATTATTAATTGTTTTTTTATTAGGAGCATATTATGCTTATACCAATTTTTATACCAAAAAAATGGAAAACAAAAACAATAAATTCTCAGATGTAGCAAATGCTAACACCCGTTCGAATGAAGTCATTATTTATTTTTTCAACGTTGATTGGTGCCCTCATTGTAAAACCGCAAAACCTGAATGGGAAAAATTCGCAAAACTATATGATGGCAAACCAAAAGGTGAATATGTAATCAAATGTATAAATTATAATTGTACGGATGAAACATCAGAAGTGACGCAAACCATCAATAAATACAATATAGATTCATACCCTACGATTAAAATGTTGAAAGATAACCAAACGATAGATTTCGACGCCAAAATAACCAGAGATCATTTAGAACAATTTGTAGAAACTATGATATAATTTTATCTAGATATTCACTGCCTTTTTGTATTAATTCTAATCTCTTCTCCATAGAAGAAGCAGTTTCATAAATATCATAGATAGATAACGGCGGACAATTCACAATGGCTTCTTTATAAATTTGTTGTCCTTCATTTTTGTTTAATATTTTGCTAATTGTTTTATACAAAATATTTAATATATAGTCAAACAAAGTAGATTTGTCATTGATATTACTGGAACTATCAAATATAGATGAACGACACATTCCAAAAATTTCATTCGGTTTCGCGCCATTTTCAATGCACTGTTTTACAGGATAATTTGCCATAAATCCTCCATCACAAAAACACATATTGTCTTTTATAATGGGTTGAAATAATATCGGTAAGCAACAAGAACAATATACCGCATCTATGACAAACCAATCCGGATGTGTTTTATAAGAAATATCCACCAAATCATAGGTATTAATATCCACGGTCATAATATGCATTTCAATCTTCGTAATTTCATAAAACTCTTTCATTGTAACATTGATATCAATATCTTTTCCTTTAAATAAAGGCGAAAACGTATGTTCCATGATTTTTTTATCCAATATGCCTTTATTATGAAACGCATATAAGAATGAATCAATTGATAATTTATATACATTTTGCCAAGGTCTTTTTATAATAAAATCATCCAATGTATCCCACTCATAATGTAAAGCAATAAATACGGAGATAATAGAGCCAACCGATGTTCCATATATAGTTTCTATGTTACTTATATCCCATAACCCTCTTTTATTGGTTTCACGCAATAGACCATAAAATGAGAACCCGACTACACCACCTCCCGATAAAACCAAATGTTTTATAATGTTCTCGGTTGGTGTAATGTTCTCAATATTTGTTGTTGTTTCTATATTTTCATTTTTCAAATCCATTTCTAATAAAAATGAGTATTTTACATTTATATTTTTTCTATGAAATAATATAATGTCATCCTTTCTGTTTATAAATGACGAAGAAAGCAATGGAAACGTAAATATTGATGAATTATATTCACGTAAGCAACAACGTGATTTAAAACAGATTACTATATTCAATAAATTATTGGGTCGTATTCATAAACGCATTACCTTTACTGGAAAAAATAAAATGAATGATAAACATATATGGTTTATTGTTCCGGAATATATTTTTGGAGAACCCGTGTATGATAAAGGTGATTGTATAGGTTATTTAGTAACAAAATTAGAAAAAAATGGATTTCATGTTAAATACGTACACCCAAATGCATTATTTATATCGTGGCAAAATTGGGTACCATCTTATGTGAGAACTGAAATAAAGAAAAAAACTGGGATAGTCATTAATGAAAAAGGTGAGGTGGTTTCCAAAGAAGAGAAAAAAGAGGAAGATATGAATAGTAAATTATTCAATGATAAACAAAATCCACCAACCGCACAAAAAGAACAAAAGCAATATACACCTATCGGACAATATAAACCAACCGGCAATTTAATTTATAATGACGAAATGTTTGAAAAATTGGAAAAGAAGGTGAGTTTCCGACCATAAATAAGAAAAATTGAAATTGGCATATGTAGAAAATAAATATACAAAAGTGATGCAAAAACTAATTATCGGGACCCCACATTATACAGGTGAAAAAATACGAATACGCGTTAAAATAAATAAAATTATATCAAATAAAGATGTAGGAGAAAATATGCTTTCTATTGAAGCGAATATGAAAGTTCCGTCTGAAACACATAAGAATTATGAAAATACAAAAACAAAAAAGAAAAAAACGAATTTGAACGCAATCGATAAATCCGCCTTATGGGAAATATTTGATAAAGATAAAAAAACGTTATTAGACTCATCTACTGATAACACCGCCGACCAAAAACTGGAATGTGTTTATAGTAAAGAGTTGGATTTGTGTAATTATTGTAATTCGTCATTGATTATTATGGAAGATGGGTTTCCTACATGCACAAATATAAATTGCGGTATTATTAATCGTGATGTTTTAGATTATTCACCTGAATGGAGATTTTATGGAAATGATGATAAAAATGCGAATGACCCCACCCGTTGTGGAAATCCGATAAATCCGTTATTGGTAGAATCGTCATTTGGTTGTAAAGTATTATGTACGAGTAGTTCCTCTTATGAAATGAAAAAAATACGTAAATGGGCGGAGTGGCAATCCATGCCTCATAAAGAAAAGGCATTGTATGATGAATTTCAATTTATCACTACGATGGCGCAAAACGCAGGTATTCCAAAAATATTTATAGACGATGCCATCATTATTCATAAAGATATTTCAGAACAAAAAATGTTTCGTGGTATGAATAGAGATGGTATAAAAGCCGCATCTATCTATATATCATGCCGTTTAAATGGATGTCCTAGAACACCCCATGAAATTGCGGAAATATTCAAATTGGATAAAACAAGTGCTACCAATGGTTGTTCTATGGCGGTGAATATATTACATAATATAGAACGCAATGTAGAAACGTCGCAACAAAGTGATTTATGTGTTACATTACCTAGTTCATTCATTGAAAGATATTGTAGTAAATTAGGCTTTAATACCGAATTAACTATGTTGGCAAAATTCGTAACCAGCAAAGTAGAAAACAATAATATTATTACGGATAATATACCACATGCGATTGCGGCGGGAATTATATATTTCGTAGCCCAAAATTGTAATATGAACGTAAATAAATTGGAAATAAAAGCAGTATGCGGGGTGAGTGAAGTGACTATAAACAAATGCTATAAAAAATTGGAATTAATAAAGGAAAGTTTAATACCGCAAAGAATTTTAGATAAATATTTATAGATTCTGGCTAAAGATTTAGTAAAAATACGTGAATTATATTGTACGATTATACTATATAATTTTTTAATGGAAAATGATACTTCATCTGTAGATGTAAACACAATGGATACAAATATAAATACAAATGAAAATATAACCTTTGAAATTAATAACTCCGAAGAATGTACGTGCGATAAAAATGACCCTACTATAAAACATGGACCGTTATGTCCGGGTGCGCCTCGTCCAGATTTGTCAAATAATGAAATCCCTGCCTCACCCAACATTCCATCACTTATATTTATTATTCCTTATCGTGATAGAGAACAGCAAATGTTATTTTTCAAAAGACAAATGGCATATGTCTTAGAGGATTATAATAAAGATGATTATCGTATATTTTTCGTTCATCAAACCGATAAACGCGAATTCAACCGGGGAGCAATGAAAAATATTGGATATATGGCTGTTTGTGATATGTATCCAGATGATTATAAAAATATTACATTAGTATTTAATGACGTAGATACAATGCCATATACCAAAAATTTTTTAAATTATAAAACAACTACAGGCGTTGTAAAACATTTTTACGGTCATAAACATGTTTTGGGTGGTATCGTATCCATCACTGCTGGCGATTTTGAAAAAATACGCGGATTTCCAAATTTTTGGGCGTGGGGGTATGAAGATAATTTATTACAAAAACGCGTTTTACAACATGGTTTACGTATTGATAGAAGCCAATTTTATAATATTATGGATAAGAATATTATGCATTTATTTGACGGATTAGAACGTATTGTAAATAAAACCGAATTTGATAATTATATTCAGAATACTACGGAGGGTTGGCATTCTATTCGTAATTTAAAATATTCAGTCAATGAAACAACTGGATTTATTGACGTAGTAACATTTGATACACCGCGCGTTGCAAATTCAGCTGAAAATAAAGTACATGATTTACGAAATGGTAATCGACCATTCCCCGGTAATTATAGTAATCGAAAACCCGCCAGAATGGGAATGATAATATAGCCATTTTTCTAGTTATACCGGATAAGATTCTATAATTTTATACGTAATACCAATTTCATCATGTGTTTCCCAAATTCCAGATAATTTTACAATATATTTTATATTATAATTACTGCATTTTTTTGAATTGTCTGAATAATCTTTGTATATTTTTAAATTGCCGGAATATAATTGTTTGGTTAATAAACAAACCGTTTTTTTCTCTATTTTGTTGATTTGTTTATAATATTCAATGATACGATATTCTATTTTGGATAATTCTTGGACTAATGGCATATTATTTACGCTGGAAGGATAAAACTTCATAATATTTTTATTTACTATTTTTTCAATATGTTGTATTTCAATTGGAAAATAGAAATATATACTATTCAAACTAATAAATGCATTTGTATATATTATTTTGGAAAATGTACCATCCATAATAATATTTCTCTTGTTCTCTAAAAAAATAATATTACTTAATTGGAAATTTGATATATCTAAAACTATATTCATTTTATACGTTACATACTATACGAAATATTATTTAACCTGTTTTATAGAAAAAGATTATTTATTGAAACATATGTTATTTACTTGATTCCAAGTACAATTACTATTTTTTTTACAGCCGTTTTTATCAAAATTAGTACAAGAAACTATATTCGTACATAAATTACTATTCCTATTCCAATTACAATAACTATTTATAGAACATTCATTTTTGTCAAACAATATACATTGTGTCGCATTCAATACGGGTGGCATAGTTATATTATTTGCATCTCCATAATATTTATACTTTGGTTGTTCCGGTAAATTCATAGATTCTTTATATGCAAAAGTTTTTATGAGAATAGCCCCCATGAATAAAAGAAAAAGAAGTGATACTAAATTGTATTTAGTTAATAATTGATTTATAGAAAATTTCATATTATATAATATATATAGTAATATATAATAATGTTAACAAAATATAATACGAATAAAGATATTTCATTTTCCTGGAAAGGTAAAACATTTAATCAAGTTACCAGTTTAATAAAAAAAAATTCGAGTGTATCAACCGATACATTTGACCGTTCTAGTTATTTTTTACCTACACCATTGAAAATTTATAGACGAGAGATTGTTACAAGTTCAGATACTACATGTGCTTCCAAAATATCATCTAGTATTGATTTATTGAATATGCCAGGTGGTTCTATTGTAAATTCTTCTTCTTCTACAAATAAAGATTTACCAAACAATTTAGATATAAATCTAACCACCAATCAATATGAACTTGGTAAATGTAATACATCAACAAATTGTAACAACCCACAATATAATGCTTTACGTCGTGTAAGAAGTTCAGGAATTATTAAAAAACAATTTGATATTTCAAAAAACAATGATACATATTGTACGTCTACAAATCAATATTTAGTCAGTCGTAATAGAAGTTTTAGTCAAAATCAATATAATTATATTCGTTATGGAGATTCTACTACGAAACCCGGTGATAACGCATCTATCGATAATATTTATTCCGGAAATGGAATCAATCATTGTCATAAACATCAGATTGTTACCGATACATCCTTTGGATATCAATGGTTAGACACAAATTATTACACCGTTTCTATTCCAACAGGTTATTATACATTAGAAGATATTAGAACCATTTTTATAAATACAATGACCACAAATAAACATTATTTTGTTGATAATAAAAATAATAACGCTTATTTGTTAAATATGTCCTTCAATAATTCTACCAACAAAGTAGAATTACAAACATTATTGACAAATAGAGGAACCACATTTACGAGTGAAAACTATTCCATGCCATTAGATGAATATAATGTACCAATCACCGAATGGGATTATTTAACGAACAATGATAGTGATTATATTTCTTTGATGCCGGGTTTTAAAATACATGACAATGATTTCACAGAGGCAATCGGATTTAGCGCTGGAAATTACCCATCTGATATCATTACCATTGACGGTTCTGGAAATAATTCACAAACATATACTGAAGATCAAAATTTTACTTCCTTCAGTATTCCTGGTGCGAAACCAACATATGTTCCAGTATATTATAAACCAAATAATCCACAGTTTGCAGTACAAGGTGCGGTAGATGCCAGCACTAGAACTGCACGTAATCGTTATAATGCGATTACCAATAATACTGCGATTTATAATAATGCGTATGGATTATCTGTAGCAAATGCATTGGCATATGGTGTTCCACAAGGAGGTTATACATGGAAGGAAAAAATAGGTTATCCTTTGAAACAAACACCCGTATTTTCAAAATATTCAGATGAAATGAAAAAATGTGACGTTGTCAAGATTTCAGGAGTATAAACAAATAATTTATTATCACATATAATAAATTATCTATATATGCATAGAGTCAAAAGTATATTCATTATCAAGGGAGGGTTCGTCCAAGGGAACCGTAGGTTCCCTGGATTCCCTGGAATCATCCCCAAATACCACCCCATCAAGTAGGGAGGGTTCGTCCAAGGGAACCGTAGGTTCCCTGGGTTCCCTGGATTCCCTGGAATCATCTCCAAATATCACCTCTTCATCAAGTAGGGAGGGTTCGTCCAAGGGAACCGTAGGTTCC